GCTCTTGATAATCTGTAGATAACAAGACTATCCTCAATCATTCTAAGTTGATTAAGTGCCTTAATTGCTTTATGAAGATATGAGAGAACTAAACCCTTATTTCTATCAACTAATCCAGAAGTCACATAAGTAACAGAATCCTTGGACATTTTAATGCCCTGATTACCACCACTACTTTGTACCATACCTACTGGATAACTAGGTTTAGGTGTATATACAAAATATTCTTTAATTTCAGGTGTCATCATCTTGGCTTTGTCGTCAATACCTTGACTACTATTTGCCTTTACATTCATATAATCATTCTTATTTTTCTTTTTCTCCTCACGAATAAATTTCATCTTCATGGGATCAATATATCTTATTTCCTTAATTCCCTCTTCTGGTTTTTTCTGGTCAATTACCTTTAAATAATACAATCTACCATCTACATACCAATTTCTAAGTATTTCGTGCGATTTTTTATCAAAATCCATTATATCTTTAATGGTTTTGAATTCTTCTCTTATTGCTTTCTTTAACTTATCACTTGCGTTTAAATTTGATAATTCAATCTCAATCGGTGAATCATATAGATCACTTACGATTGCTTCATTTATTATATCTTCAATAGCACCATCACATTCTGGATGTAATGCCATTTCACGATATCTTCTTAACAATTCATATTCATTCCTATAGACACCTTCAATATCTACATAGGAACCATAAAAAGAACTAGCAATAAAATTATCATTCCCGTCCTCATTATTTTGAGGAACGGGAGATATTATTGAAGGAGCTTTCTTTTCCTTATCAATTGAAAAACCAAAAAGTCTGGCCATAGTATAATCTTTTTACCTATTATAGCACTATTTATCTAACATCTTCACCGCCAGCTGCAGCAGACGTACCTTTATAAGCCTCCCACCAGTGAACTTGCATTTCTACAGTAAACTCTTCTAGTTGATCTGTAGTCTCATAACTTAGATCAATTGTAGAAATATTGGTTGGAAAAATATCCCAGAACTTATAAGATCTAAGAATTCCACCATCACGATCTAATTGATGAACCATAGCATCTTTCTGATATTCATCAGGATTTGTTAATCCTGTTCCATCATCCAATTTATTGATGACATTCATCCACTTTTCAAAAGCAGAACGAACTACAAAATCAACATCGTTGATAACTGTAATTGTCCATGTCTCGAATGTCCTGTCCCCTGCAATCTTAAGTATCCTTCCTCTGAATGGAACTTCAACTGGAGCAACTGTTGACGCAGGGAGTGCTGCTGCCTTAACTAAAAACCTAGATTTCTGTAAGACATCATTTTCAACGGCAACTGCATTCGGGAATGCTAACTCAACCTCAAAGAGATTCGGCCTAGCACCACCACCAGTTAACTTACTTTTGAAGTCACTAATTTTCCTTAAAGGAATACTATTAACTTGAACTCTACTTGGCATTTTTTTAAACCTCTAGTTAAACGTTACCGATGACTTCTTCAAATGAAACGCCAGTTCTAGTGGCGATGAAATTCAGACCAATAAAGTTGATTGATCTTGCAGGCTTAATGTATATATCTGCTATAAATTCATTTGAATCAATAATAGCAGCAGTATTGTTTGTTTCGTCACAAATAACTACATAATCTTGAATTCCTCGTTTAGCCTGAACATCACGGAGGAATGGTTCGACAATATTTACAAAGTTAGTCCTTGTAATCTCATCGTTAAATTCAAAGAGTTGATCTTTAGCAGCAGCAGAAATTGCATCTTCTAAGAAGATAAACAAACGACGAACATTAATTCTATCGAACGCTGATGCCTTAGCAAATCCAGTCTTATCACCATAAAGAATAATTCCAGCACCAGGTGAGAAGATTACTGGATTAATCCTTGAAGAATATAGACGATCTCTATCATCCTTACTAGGATTGTATGCTAATTTAATAGCATTCAAAATTGCACCTCTTGCAGTTCCTGCTGGTGAGAACCAAGGGAACTGATTAATATCTGTTCTAGCACATAGTCCAGCAATATCACCATTTAGAGGAATATATCTAAATGTATTAGCAAATCTATCAAACATATACTTGTATCCACTATCGAATACAGCATATGATGAAGATGTCATTGGTTCAAAGAAATTAATGACATTATCCGTAATATCTGCATCCTGTAGAACAATATCCACAGTATCTTGATTAGGATTGTCTGAAATCATCGCTGCTCTATAAGGAGAAATAAATGCGACTGCATCCTTTCTCTTTTCAGCAACAGCAATCAATTTAGTTGCCAAAGCACGAGTTGCATTCTCTCCACCTTTTGCAGATCCCATCAAAAGGAAATCTACATCTACATTAGTATCATTCTCAAATAATCCATAACCACTTACTAAATCGTCTAATCCAGAATCTAATGCACCCGTTTCAGTAATTTTATCCTTACCAGAATAATCTCTACCACCATCCAATTGATCATTTACTGTTCCAACAGCATTGAAGATAATTCCTTCAGCATCTTGATCCCATCCAGTATCGGAAGCAAGAGTAAATCCACTCTTAAATCCAGTAACTACAGATCCTGCTGGTTCACTTAAACCAAACAGATATTGTGAAGTAGTTTCAAGATACTTTCTCCAATAAGAATCAGATCCTACAGAGAATGTTGCATCTTTTGCTTTAGAAAGATTTAAATGCTTCTCTAAGATAGTTCCAGCATTACCACTAATCTTTCCATCACCATCAATTACTACAATATGAACTTCATCAAATCTACCACCTCTAGCAGATGCATATTCTGATGTTGTAGGGCGTTCTGCCATAGTATTCCATTTTACTGTATTAGTAGTTGTTGCACCACCAACAGTTGCAGTAGAAATTTCAAGTAATTGCTGATCAAACCAATCTTTTTGTGAAGTAACAGCAGTTGTTCCATAAGAAGTTGTTTGACCGTTAGTATGAATAGCAACGGTGCCACTTCCAGCAAACTTGTAAATGCTATTATAGTCTTGTGCAGTTTCTGTACCTGCAGCAGAGACATGACTTACAAATTTAACTGCAGCAGTATTTGCTTCTCCATTAGCACTATCAAAAACTTCAGTAACGACACCTTTAAAGTAACCATCAAGAAGTTCAGTTTTTCCAGCACCAACCCCAGTTCTAGGAACTACAGTTCCTGTTGGAACTGCTTGTGTAATTCCATAACCAACTGTTATATTTGCGACACCAGGAATGGAAGTAGTAAGACCAAGTATCTGATCTGCCTTACCATCAATAATACCAACCTTAATTCCGTTAGCCCAAGTTCCAGGATTCCTAGCAGCAACAGTTACTGGTGTATATGGTGTTGTGTCATATCCCAATTCTTCATAATTTTCAACACTCTTAATTCTTACACTAGATGCAGTACCCACAAAAGCATTCTTTAATCCTACTCCAGTTACCGTATTATAATCATCGGCCCTTATAACATTTAAAATACCACCATATGCCAGATATGATGATGCTGTCAACCAAGTTTCGTAATGTTTATCTGTATCATATGGTTGTCCAAATGTATCAAGCAAATCATTCTCTGTCGTGATACGTGTTGGAGTTCCAACGGGGCCTTGTGCAAAAGGTCCAACTATTCCACCTAATTTATCTGATGTAGGATCAATTCTCCCAAGTGTTAAATCAACTTCCCTTACCAGAATTCCAGGAGATGCTAGATTTAGTGGCATCTTGTTTTCCCTCGCAGTCCAAATTTATTCTAGAAATATTTATGATATTATCATTTTTACACGCATTTTTTTATCACATTCATCTACAGAACTTGAACAACCCCATAACAATCAGGTATTTCATGCATCAATTTCTTTTCTATACCTTGTTTCAATGTCATAACACTCATAGCACATGTCTCACACGCACCACCTAATCTGACCTTAACAAAATTAGTTTCCTCTTCTATTTCTACAAATTGAAGGGTTCCACCATCCGCTTCAATATAGGGTAAAAGTTCTTCAAGAACTTTAATTACATTCTCTTCAGTTAGTTCCATTACATATAATCCCACATATATGATCTATCACCATATTCATCTAAATGCCATGTATCTCCATCTTTATCAACAAAACTGTCCATATCCTCAAATCCATCAGATATAAAACCAAATGGTGCCATATCTTGTTCTATCTGATTCTTTTGTTCTTCATAAATTCTTTTTCTAATATCACTATCAGACATTTCTTTAAAATAATCCTGACATATTAACCATGCAAAAATAACTAAACACATAGCTAAGTCATCATTACATCCTTCTTCTGCTTCAAAAGAATTTGCTTTCTGTGCAAATGTAGTTAGTTCTGAAATAATATCATAATCCCAAGTAAGTAACTTATCATCTTCCATTAAAGTCTTAAGGTTTGAACAACCTAGTTTTTTAACTGCTGATGTTGTTCTTACACCTAATTGAGTTTTCTTTCCAGAAAATCCCTGACCAACAATTTGTCCATTCCTTCCTCTCATAGAAGCCATTAAGAGATTTTCATACTCAAGATCATATTGAAGAATACTTGCTACCTGATCTCCAATATCATTAACTTCTATTAATAAGTATGCTTGATTGTATCCCTTTGCTACGTCCAGTATAATATTAGGGAATAGCATAGGTTTTATTTCATTATTTCTATATTTTGCAACAACTTTATATGGATACTCTGTAGTATCAAAAACAATAAAGGCAGAATAATCATTCCCCAATCCTCTAGCAACATCAACCGTAATTATATAATTATGATCCTTTATTGGATTTTCATAAATGTCAAGACCAGCATTTCTCTGTTTCGGTTCCTCAAATACAAGATTTCTTAACTTAGCAGCACTAATTAATGTATTAACAGATCCTAAGAACTCACATTCAAACTCAATTT